TACCTGTAGGTAATACGGTAGTCATTTCAATATAACTACCCATATTTGTTATTTTCAAGGTAGTAAATGTTTGAATATCCCATAGATATAAATCCCATTCTGTTGATGCTCCAGTATATGGTGCATCAGAAACTGCAAAATGGTAAGGGCGAGCTTCACCAATTTTTAATCCCTGTCCAGTCAATGGGTCATTAGAACCTAAAGATCTTTGACTATACAAACTAATAATGTTATTTCCAGATGCAACAGCACCAAGTGCAGTCCAAGGCATTCCAGATACATTATTAACCTTCAATAAACTACCCATTCGGAATGGAATAGAACTTGTTTTGACAGTTTTAGTATCTCTCGGTTTGTCTATATCTAATACTGTTGTTCCTGGTAAATTTACATCAAATCCCCTAACATATGCTGTTCCAGAAGATAATTTGACACACATAGTATCTTCATCGGGAGTATTACCTTCATCAGTTCTTTGTTCTTCGGTAAATAATCCATTAGTTCTTACTTCATCATTTAAAGAATTTTGTAACCTAACTACAAATGGTTTTACTGCATAGTTACCAGACTCATCAAATGTTCTTTTTGCTAGATACTTTTTAATTTCAGAATATACAGATTTATCTTGTATTTTCTTTACTTCACCATCTCGTACTTTAAATAATTCTACGAAATTAGTATCGTTAAAATCGTCAAGTGCTTTCTTAGATAATTTTACAGAAATCTTAAATCTATCAGCACCAGGTGCTGCATAGTTTGTAAATCCTTTAGCATTATCATTTAATGTACTATCATCACTAGATGATATTATTTCTTCAACTATTTCAAATCCAACTCTATATGATGGTTTGTTTGAGTATGGTTCTAAAATAACTGTTGATTTTGGTACATCAACAAATGTGCCTCTTAGAAAATATACACCCTGATCAACACCAACAGCAGATCCAGTAGCTACTGGATTATCTGCAACTAATGTTAATACAGTATCTCCCGAATTTAATGTTGTATTTCCATAAGTAATGTTCTCTTCAAGTATCAATATTTCATTACTTGGAAAGAAATTACTTACACCATTAGAATCAGACTCAGTATATTTTACAAATATTGTAATTTCATCAACACCCTCTTTTGGTGGTAAAATATAATTTATAACTTTACCAACTATTTGTGAAGTTTGACCCTTTATTCTAGTTCCACCATTTGCTATTAAAGCATCAAGATATATGCTAACATCTATTCCCAAATGATCTGGGTTTACTTTACATGAAAAATATGTATTATCATAAGTAACAGATCCAGGTATAACCATAGATCCTTCTTTAAATATATGATTACCAAACTGTTCTACTTGATTCTGTAGAATTGACTGTAATCCCGATAATTCTCTTGCTTGAACTGGATATCCAGGTTTAAACAAAACCTTATAATAGTTCTTCGCCTTATCAAAATCATCGTAATAAGGACTTATATTTAAATTAGTCTTTTGTGGCATTTTACTTTAGAATTCCAGGATGATTTTAACGTCTTCTTTTTGTCGAGTATTTCGAGCAATCAAAGGTCTATGGTCAATATAAACCAAATCCCCTGATCCTTTATTTATCTCTGGTTTGGATAACCCACTTGTGAAGGAGGTATTCAAATTAATTTGCTTAGATCCAGTTGGATTTGTGGTAATTCCAGTGTAACCACTGTTTATATATCCTTTAAATCCAGAGGACTTACCTTCAACTACAGGTCCAGTAGATGAAAACTCAAAAAAGCGACCTTCAGTTGAAATACCAATATAATCTGTTTGATCTTGAGTACCTTTATAATTTAATGATCTGTCAGTAAAGTATTTTAAAACTTTAGTTTCAGTATCAAAAGAAGCAACATATGCTCTCGCAACTCTGGTGTCACCATTAGCAAGAATTAATTGCTGTTCAATAATTTCACCAACTTCAGGATTTCCCTGAACCTTCTTAGTAACATCATTACTATTTGGTTCATCATGAAATAACATTGCGTTTAATGATGAAAACTGACTTCCAGTAAATCCAGTAGAAACTGTACCGCCACTACCACCAACAGTTGGATTTTTTACTATACCAACTACGGAAAATTTAGTGTCTGTTGGGAAATCTTTAGATGAATCATCAAATCTAGCATAAATTAAAACTTTATCTGTACCCAGTTCTGTGTAAATATCATATCCATGACCTTTACTTGGAGGAACTATAGGAACTAACTTTGCAGAAGTACCAGAAGATGTATTGTTGATTGCTTGTAAATCAACTAATCCATAACTATACCCTTGTCCACCAGCACTAACTGTTACATCAGATATAACACCCTGATTAACACTTACTCTTGCCTTTGCTCCTGTACCATCTCCTACAATATCAACCTCTTGACCAGTCAATGATTGATATGAAGAACCACCATCATCGATGTATACATGCTTAATTTGGTTGTTATTAATAGAAGAATCACCATTTTCCCTGACTGCTCTTATTTGAGGGTCAGTACTTGTTGCCCAATTGTTTGGGACAGTAATATATTCTGTAGAATCAAACTTTATAATATCACTAGGAGAAACTGTATATAAGTATTTCCAAATATAACCATCACCAGATCCCCCAGCTTTTGAGGGTTCTAAATCCGTAAATGTTGGTTCATCTTGTGAAACATTACCTTTTAGATTATCTCCAGTAGAACCATTATCAATACAAATATAAACTTTGAAATCAGCATTCATTACATAATACTGAGCATCGTATAATCTACCAGCACTTTTTAAAGGACTTCTGTTATCACTAGCATAATCATCTCTGTATATTTCATATCTAGTACCTGATTTCCAATCAACTCTCTTTATAACCCTACGAATATTAGCAGAAGTAATCTTCTTACCAAACATCATAGTATCTCCTGCATGAGCATTAGTGGAGAAACTATCAAGTGGTTGTGGTGGGTTGGTATTCCAATTTGAAGATCTACCATAACCAACAACAGTTGATTCTGTTAATTGTGTTGGGTTTGGTAAACCAATAAAAACGTAGTAATTATTATTATCAATAGAATCTACGAAATTACTAGCATTTAATATCCTAAATTGGTCGGTAACAATTGCTGGCATTATCTTGTCTTAATTACACTTTTTTTCTTTATTTATAGTCATAATCAAACTTGTAATCTAATAGCACCAGTATTCCTCAATCCTTTGAGAGATCCGAGAGAATAATTTCTTCTTTGAAGAACTGGGAATGTAGATAATCCAGAATCAATAGTTAGTCCAGTTACACCAATCGAAATTGGATTTGCTGCTCTAATTGTATCTGCTCCATACAATCTTCCCCATGAAATTGTTCCTAGAGAAGTTGTTATACCAATGTTAGTTTGATTATACTGTCCAGTAGATGCCATTCCAACCGTATTGGTTGTACTTAGTATATTACAGGTAATTTCACCTGTCTTATCCGCAGTAGTAATATCATGGACTTTGTATATATTATCTAAGAATTGAGTACCAATACCAATTACTGAAGTATCATGACTGTCAATGGATGTAACACCATCACCAATCTTAGTATCTTTAATAGCAATTGGATATCCAACTCTTAAATCACCTGCCTGATTTCCATCAATAGTCTTAAAGAAGAATTTAACAGCAACAGGATTGTTATTTGTACCTGCAGAAGTTGAAATACCAGTGATTATTCCAGTAAATCCTTGAGCAAACTTAAATAACTCAATTTTTTCTGGTTTATATGTAGGACTTTCAATAATAACATTTGGAATTCCTCCCTGATATAATCCAGGATTAGTAATAGTTACTGATGTAACAGAACCATTTGTAATTGTCGTTGTTGCTGTAGCAGTTGTTCCAATACCAACTCCAATTATTGGTGGAGCCGATAATTTAATAGTAGGAGCAGTAGTATATCCTGAACCACCATCAGTGATAGTTATTGAAGTAACCTGTTCTTGAGGAATAGTGGTAGAAGCCATAGAAACAGTATTAAGCATAGCAGTAACAGATGCTCCTGCTGGACTCTCTGCACCACTTGCTGGTAACATTAATGCGTCAACAGCATCAACTGTAATACCATATCTTTCAGAACTAGGAATGCGAAGTGGTCCTTCCTCATAGAAGAAGAATTCAGCATCATCTACAAATATTCCATCTTGTAATCCAATACCTACACCAGATGTTGTACTAACATCACCAATAATCTTTGCGGTTGGATATACACAAGGTTCAAGAGATTCTCTTGCTTTAGTTACTAATTCACCTGCTATTATCTTATCAATCTTCTGTTTAGTCCAACTAAGTGGTTTATCATCATCTTCATTGATTCCTTGACCCGTATAGATATCAGTTTCAATTAAGTCTGATGATAGAATTTCTTTCACAACTCTTTCTCTATCTTGAGAAATTGAGTCTGGTAATGCTGGATGACGATAGATTCTAACATCATCACCTGGTTTGATTGTTTCTTGAATGTCAATCAACTCAACATCAATTCCTCTTTGTCCAAGATAGAAGAATATATCAACCTTATCACCAGCATCTGGTGGTTCAGTAAATGTAAATGTAGTTCCACCTTCAAACTGGTATGCAGTTCCTGGTGTCTGTAATACTCCATTTACAAATATTAGTAATACTGCGTTTAGGTTTATATCAGCAGATAATGGATCTGATTCATCTTTTTCAAAACTGAGCAATTGTCCATTAAAGAATAGAGGGAATCTCTTTCTAGTTCCATTCTGAAGATCTCTAATAGTATCAATGAAGTCTATCTCACCAAATTGCCATGAGGAGAAGTAATCATTGAATATTTCAATAACTTCTAATTCAAAGTCTTTTAATGGTTCCTCTACTTCAGCAGAAGTAACTAATCCAATTGGAGTAAATTTATCACCAACTTTAAATGAATGTCCTGGTCTTGCTATATCAAACTCAGATATTTCAAATAATGTAGAAGAAATTCCAACTGAGGTTTGTGCTGCTCCAACTTTTAAATTAAGTAGAAGATTAACACCTGTAGTTGTTGTTTTTCCAATACCAAGTCTAGAAACACCCTTAACAGGGACATTTTCATAATTTGGTTCTGGGATAACAATTTCAGGATTAACATATCCAGATCCACCATTCTCAATGGTAAATTCTAGAGATCCACCAGTTCCATACGGAGATCTACCAACATTAATACTAAACTTAGTAGTACTTTCAACTCCCTCAACACCTACAGGTCTATTATAAACAGGATCAGTTGTTCTTGGATAAGAATGATTTGTAGCATGACGATCCTTATTACATGTAAGTGTTAGAGAACCAGCAGCAATTTGAACTGTATTCTTTGCTCCTATAATATTTGCTGCTATAGACCTCTCATAACTATGGTCTGATACATTTGTTGAAGGTATATTTACTAATGTCTGAACTTCAAACTTCTTAGCAGTAATATTTGAAACTTGTACCCACTTATTGAAAAGAGGATCTCCTTTTCTTGGATAACTATGCTCACTAATAAATCCATCCTTAGCACATGAGAATATTAAAGAATTCTCAGCAATCTTAACATAATCACCATTACTAAATCCATGATTTACATTTGTAGTGACTGTTAATATTCCAACATTTGGATTATATACAGCATTAGTTGTATTTCTAACAGCAGCAGCAGTAAATCCATGAGCAGCAGAAGTCGTAACAGTCATGATTCCACATTGTGGGTCATAATCAACTGTGTCTGCCGTGAAAGGACCTCCAACATCTGCGGTAATTCCTTCATACTGATAAGGAATACCAACATTACATGTAATAGTACCACCAGACTGATCTACAGCAGTAATTGCTAATGCTGTATTATATGCTGGATCAGTTGTGCGAGGATATGCGTGTTCTGTAGCATGATTATCAGCATCGCAAGTAAAGTTAAGTGCTTTAGGTGCGATAGTTACAGTATCACTAGTAGTGAAAGTATGTGCTCCTATGGTTAATACCAATACTCCAGTACTTGGGGTATATGCAGCATTAGTAACATCCTTTTTAGTGCTACCAATGGTAACGGCATTGCTTATGGAACTCTTGTATATGTGAGTACCAATAGAATTTACAAATTTATGAGTATTTGATGCTATCTTAGCAGTTACTATTGCTCCGTTACCAGCACCACCACCAGATCCAACATTAGTTGAAATTGTATCTAATGTTGTGGATACTATTGGTAAGAAAGTATCATATGCAGGATCAGCATTTCCATCACCAGCAACTTGACGAGGATATGGATGATTGCTCATATAATCATCTTTAGAGCAAGTAAACACCATTGATTCAGTAGCAATCTTAAGTGATTTTGTTGCTTTAGCACCATTAGTTGTTGCAGAATCAAATACATGAGCGTAATACCCACCAGATTTAACAGCTCCTGCTGTAGCACTTACAAATGTATGAGGATCCGTATTTGTAGAAGGAACAGTATTTAATACCTTCAAGGTTATTGTTGTGTCTGTTACTGATTCTATTTTAATCGCAGTATTATAATATGGATCATTTCCATTAGATCTTGGATATGCTTTCTGAGCAGCAGCACCTGTAGCACCACCAAATCCACAACTGAAGGTAATTGATTCTTCTTCCAATTTAACACTTGTACCTGCAGTCAAACTATGAGCACCAATCTCTAAAGTCATTAATCCAGTATTAGGATCATATGTAGTACCTGATGTTGGTGTATGTGGAACTAATGGACTTGTCCCAACGTTAACTTCAAATTCAGTTGCTGTTGCGTTAGAAACTAATAACCATTTACCATTTGATGGATCACTTTCTCTTGGATAAGTGTGTGTAGTGGAATTATTATCCATAGCACACTTAAATGTGATTGAATTCTGTTCAAAGTAAACTTGCTCATTATTAGTGAATACTCTAGGTGCGAACACTGCTCCAGCAGTAGCACTAACAAATGTATGAGGATCAACGTTTGTAGAAGGAGTAGTACTCAATACTTTCACAGCAACTGTTCCAGCGATAGTATCTACAGCAGTTATATCTAAGAAAGTATTATATCCAGGATCAGGAGTTCCAGCATTTACACCTGTTCCAGTTGCTCTTGGATATGTCTTCTGAGCAGCAGTACCAGTAGCACCACCAAATCCACAACTGAATGTTAATGAATTTGCCTCTATCTTAAGTTTATCATTGGTAGTTAAAGTATGTGTACCAATTGTCAATACTATAATACCAGTAGTTGGATCATAAGTAGCATCGCTAACATCAAATTTTGTACCAGCACTTGCTGTTAATATACCAACATTTGCGTCATATTCAGCAGAATTAACTGTTAAATCAACTGGTCCTGGTATTCCATGATCTGGTACTGTCATTAAGAAAGCACCTGTAACTGAATCATAATCAGCATCTGTAGGTGTTAAATTTTGACCCATAAAGGATCCAGTGTATGCTGTGACAGAATCTGTATCAGCACTTACAAAATTGTGAATATAAGCGATATCAGTAACACCAATAGAAACTGGTTCACGATATCCAGATCCAAATGTTAATTCGTTTTCATAACGCCAAACTGAACCACCCTTAACATATACATGTGGGATACTGGTAATTCCAGCCCTAACTTCAAACGATCTCTCAGAAACAATTCCTACTAATTGAAGTGGTCTTTCATGATCTTGGAATATTGTTGTAGTAACTCCTACATATCCACCACCACCAATTGTTCTTACAGCGTTAGTTGTCGCTGAAACGAACGTGTGTGCGTCTGTATTGGTAGGTGTAACACCAAACAATACATTCACCTTAAATGTGTCTGTAGTAACGTCAGAGACGTACATATACCTATCATAGGCAGGGTCAGTTTCTCTTGGATATGCCTTTTCAGCAGCAGAGCCCGTAGCACCGCCATATCCACAACTGAAGGTGATTGATTCTTTTTCTAACTTAACTGCATCACCATTTGAAAGACCGTGACCAGCAATTGTTATTACCATATCACCCGTTGCTGGATCATATGTTGTGCCTGTAATAGGAGTACCAACAGCATTAGTTGGACAAATAAATTCAAAATCTTCTAATTTAACTGTATCGGGACTACCTAATCCAAATCCATGAACTTTATTAGTTGTAACTGTAATAATTCCAGTATTATTATCATAATTTGCTGTTTCAATTCCAGAACCTATAGGTCCAATTGACATGCCCATACCAACAATACTAGTAATAGCACTATTAGTCATCTTAGGATAGACTCTAGCACCAACTAATGGAGCATATCCAACACCTGTAGTAGAACCCATAGAAACAATTATACCACCCCTTGGAACCTGATTCTGATTAATATCAAATTCAGATTGGATTAACTGTCCATTTTCGGAACTAATTCCAGTAAATGTTACGCTAGAAATTCCAGCAGTAACATCAGCTTCAATTTCATAATTATTACCCAAGTTATTAAGTGTTAATGGTGTCTGGAATACTCCATTAATGAATAAGATACCATTTCCTACACCTACACCAGTAGAAGTATTAGCACCACCAACAGTTAAACTATATGTTCTTCCAATACCAGTAAATGAGTCTGATATATCATCAAATACCATATTGGTATCATAATTTGTTCTTAGGAATGTTCTACCACTAAATTCTGCCTTAACATATGGAAGATTTGTTGCATTTCTTCTATTTCTAGTATTACCTTTAGGTGGGTCTAGGAACCATAATGTACTATCAACAATATTAAATGATCCTCTATGTACTTGAACAGTAGTTGTAGCAGTATGAACACCAGCAGATACGCCAAGAGATCCTCTAAGAACCTTAACTTCAGGAATAGTTCCATTGAACGAATTAATAGTTGCTCCTGTTTCTGTAGCAAATCCAACTTCAACAACCTTCATATATTCATCATCAATCTTCAATATATCTCTTGGTTGTACTGAACTAATACCACTTAAACTGAATTGTGATATACCAATACCAATATCATTAGATAGTGTATGCTTAATTGAAGTATATGTAACTGGTTGTTGAATAATACCATCAAGACCAATAACAGTTTTGCTCAATTTATTGGACATTTCGAGTTTATGAGCATTACCAGAACCAACATTTGTTACTTCAATTGGTTTACCGTCAGCAATATATTCTTTCTTACTGAATAGTTGGAAAGAATCTGGAGTTAATGCCTTAACATATACTGTTGGTGGCATAATAGTAACCAAGTTACCATCATTATCTGCTGTTTGAGCAATACCTACAGAAACAGGAGAAACACCAACAAAGGTAGATGCTGCTTTATATGATAACTCTTCATTTGTATTAAAGAAATGACTAGGTATACTGAAAGTAGTTCCTGCTCCAGTTGAATTAACAACCTGATCGATATTTGCTGGATTAAACTTCTTGAAGTATACTGGAATTCCTTCATGTTTAATATCAAAATTAATTCTATTTCCTCTTGTACCATTAATACCATCATAAGAAGATACTATGACTTCGGATGATACTGGACCAAACTGTAAAGGACTTGGTTCATTTTCAAAATCATTTATAGTTTGGAATATTTCAGTAAATGCTTGAATTTCTACTAATCCTGAGTTATACTTAGAATCTGGATAGAAATCAAGTCTAACAGTTTGATTAGTATTATCGGTTAATGTACCAAATGTTCCTATACCGCTAATATCACCGATAGAAACATGTGGATATTGGACACTTATAGCATCATTATCCTGATCATGAATAACCAATACCTGATGAATAGCACTTGTTTGTCCACAAGAAACTTTAACTAGTGCCTTTATAGTACTATCAACAATTTTATCAATAGTTGTAATTACTGCGGATGTACCATTATTTGTGGTAACATAATTTGATTCAAATCTAGCAGTCCTTTCAGATCCATCTGGTTGTCCTGGAACTTGATATCTAAATGTTCCTATACCAGCAGTTGTAGTTCCTAATCCTACAACATTGGCACTAAGAACCAAACTAGATGTTCTATCATTAATACAATCAAGGAAAATTGTACCAGAATCATATCTAGCAGTTAATACACCAACTTTACTATTAGAACTAGAACTATATGTAACTCCTAAAACGTCAGCATAAGATTCTGAAATATAAGTATCTGTACCATCAAAATTAACAATAACTTCATTATAGTCCATTTCACCAGAAGCATCATCTCTAACTAAAACATTAGCAAAGAAACCATTAAAATCTGTATCTGGGAATTGTAAAATATTGGTTGTAGTCGTACCAGTAACAATAACATTATTGCCACTCATCGCTGTTTGTGCAGCAGAAACCGCAACATTTTTACCAACTAAATCTACAGATCCAATTTCGTTAATACCATCAGATATTGTATCTGTATTAAATGATGTCTTGATAACTTTTATATCAAAATCCTTTTCAAACTTTTCAATGGGAGAGAATTCTAAAGTTTTTCTATTAAATCTATCAACTTTAGTATCAAATGATCCCAATACTTGATTAGTATAATCACTAGTTCTTTCTAATAAGAAAGCATCACTTGTAGAAGTTAATGTGACTATATCATTGATTTGAACGTCAAAGGTATCAGCATCAATAACCTGTATTGTATATTTTGAGAATCTTGATGATATTTCTTCAATTTCAGTAAATCCATCTTGACTTCCTTTACTTGAGAACTTA